GGTCGCGCCGGTGATCGGCGCGGCCTTGCCGGTTGAGAAAACTCCTGTGCCTGCCTGATGGCGGGCAAAAAATAAAGTCGGCGAGGGCCGACAATGGGCTGGTATATCAGCGTTAAGTTAAGGGACAGGCCACCGGAAGAGGTGGAAGCCCAGGAGGGACAGGCCAAAAGGCTGGCCGGACAGGAAAGAGAATGTTGTTGAGCGGAAGCAAGGCCCGCCCTTGCTTCCGGTAATCAGCAATCAGCACCAAGCGCAGGCTGGGTCAAGGGAAAGGGTGGAGATTTCCGGCAGGAAATACGACCCGGCCTTGACACAGACGGAGCGGGTGCTATGGGGAGGGGTGAGGTCGTGGGCCTGTATTACCGAGAACAAAAGCATATCTGCGGCAAGGACTACGACACAGCCCCATACATGGAGGTCGATCTATACCCTGTCTCAGCCAAGAAGCATAAGGCGTCACGCCGGGCAAAGAAAAAAGAAGCATCCTCTCTGGCACAGCAGACCTACAACGACAACCGGGCCAAGCGCTACCATGTGCAGCTCGTCAACACCAATTTCGGAAAAGGGGATTTCTCCTGGACTGGGACATACGACGACGATCATCTGCCGGAGCCGGGGGACACACACAGGGCCGACCTGGATTTTACGAACTACATCAAGCGGCTTTACCGGTGGTGTGACAGGAACGGAGTGCAGCGCCCCAAGTGGGTGGCGGCGACGGAGTACACCACAATCACGGAGGACGGGAAAATTTGTGGCCGCCATCATCACCACGCGATCATCCAGCACACGGAGGGCTTGACCAGGGATGTGCTGGAAGAACTGTGGAGCGTAAACGGGAAAAGAATAGGCTTGACGCGCGGGGAATACCTGGATGTTGACCATGGCAGCGTGGAAAGTCTTGTGCGATACATCAGCAAGAACAAGCGGTGCGCCCGGAGCTGGAGACAGAGCCGGGGCCTGGAGAAACCAAAGACACCTCCGCCCAATGACAGCAAGTGGAGCCGCCGGAAGCTGGACGAGGCCAGCACCCTGTACATAGACGACACGGAATTTTGGGAGAAGAAGTATCCGGGGTACACCCTGAACCGGGTGGAAACCAAAGTGAGCGACGGGGGTATGCGCCACACAATCGTGATCTTGCGCCGTGCCGAATGCTGGCATGGGCGTGGGAATATCAAACAGACGAGGAGGAGACCTGTATGACAAACAAGGAACGGTTCAAGGAAATTTTCATATCCCAGGTGACGAGGCCGGGGGCGGCAGACCTGCTGGCCTGGCTTGGAACCACGGACTTTTTCGAGGCACCGGCCAGCACACGCTTTCACGGGGCATATCCCGGTGGGCTGGTGGAACACAGTCTGAATGTATATTATGCCCTGCTCGGACAGTCTACCATCCGGGAGTACGGCGGGGAGAGTGTCGCCGTCGTGGCGCTGCTGCATGATGTCTGCAAAACCGGCTATTACCGCAGGGAGCGGGACGGAAAGTACAGCGTGAAAGACCAGCTGCCGATGGGGCATGGGGAAAAGTCTGTGTATCTGGTGATGAAGTTCATGGACTTGACTGACGAGGAGGCCCTTGCTATCCGCTGGCACATGGGGGCTTATGACGATGCTTTCCGGGGCGGGAGCCGGGCGCTGAACGAAGCACAGGACAAATGCGCCCTTGTGCTGGCCCTGCACCACGCCGATATGCAGGCGACACAGGAAGAAAAACGGCGGGAGGGCATTTTGTGATGGCGTTCCGTCTGGAGCTGTCCGACCTGCCGCCGCGCTACCGTGCGCAGGCGGAAGCGCAGCTCGCCAAGGGAAGAAAAAAGCGGAGCGACCCGCTGGCGGAGGCGGCACGGGCCGCGAAGATCACCGGCAAAGAGTTTGACAGCCTGGGCGAGTATGAATATTACATCGGCACCGTGGCCCCAAAGGTGGCGCGGGGTGAGATCGTGGAGTGGGAGGCCCACCCATGCTTTCCCCTGTTCCCGGCGGGACAATACGGGGCTTTGAAGCTGCGCCCGGTTCGGTATACTGCGGACTTCCGGTTGGTTTATGCAGACGGAACCGTGGAGATCGTGGAGATCAAGAGCAAGTTTGTCCGGCGGATGCAGCGGGATTATGCCCTACGGCGGCGGGTATTCCTGGAACAGGTGGCCCGCCCGGCTGGATGGAAATTCACGGAGATCATAACAGCGGACAGCAAAGAGGAAATTGACCGCTGGACAGAACTGACAAAGGGGGCAAAGTAGCGATGGACGAGAAGCAGAAACCCGTGTGCGGGCTGTGCCAGCGGCACCAAAAGCTGGAGACCGTGGACGGGATGACCTTTTGGATTGAGTGGGACGAAAACGGCAGGCCGCGCCTGTGCATGGACAGCACGACTGCGGGTGGCGGGCTGAATGTGCTTTGTGTGCAGTTCTGCCCCATTTGCGGGCGGAGATGTGAAAACATTGTGGAAATGGAGGAAAACCATGGGGAAGCATAAAAGAAAGCCACCTGTTTTCGCCGGGAATGTGGCCCGGCAGGCCCAGGCGCGGTATCTGCGCACCAAGAAGCCGGAAAGCGAGCGGGTACAGGAAAACCGGGAGGCGGCAGGCCATGTGATCTGTTTGTGCTTCATGGTGGCGCTGAATGACCGGTACGGCATTGGAGAGGGCCGCTTGCAGAGAGTGACGGACGCGGCCAATGGGGAGCTGGAGCGCTTTGCAATCAACCAGAGGGCCGTGGGTATGGAGCGGGCAAAGAAACTGCTCAACGAGACGCTGGCGGGCTTGTACGATGGGAATTTTGTGCTGCCTATCACGAAGCCACCCAAAAAAGCAAGAGACTGGGCCATGCTGGGAGAACAGCGGGAAGCGGCGGAGATAGTGGTCAAGTGCTACGCACTGGGCGCGCACAAGGCACTGGGCTTTGGCCGGGAGCGCCTGGAGGAGACGATCAAAGCCACGGAAGCTGTGTTCCGTGAGTTTGGAGAGTGGGCAAAGGGCGGGGACTACTTCGGGTACGCCATGCTGGCAAGACGGCTGACAGAAATTCTCGGTGAGCCGGTGGATGTGGACGAAAGCAAGGCTGACGAGCCGATTTTCAGCAAAACGCTGGACTGAGGGTGTTAGAGGGAGACGGCGAACAGAAAGCCGGGAACGGGAGGCGACGATGCAGTTTGAGAGCGTGAAACACATAGCCCAGTATTACAAGGCCATTCCGGGTATGCTGCGCTTGTTGCAGCAGGAACGGGAGGAGCTGGAGGGCAATTACTATGGGCTGCGTGGGCTGGCGTATGATGGGACGCCGCACAGCTCGTCGCCGGGGAAGCCAACGGAAGAAGCGGGCCTGCGGGCGCTGGAAAGCGGTGTGGGCGACCGGCTGGCGGAAATCAAGGCGAACGAGACGGTTTTGAGCGCGGACGCAGCGGCCATCCGGGGCTGCCTGGACGCCGTAAACGGTAGGTACAAGCAGGTGATCTTGATGCGCTATGTGCGTGGTTACAGTTGGGCAAAAACGGGCGTCAGGATGAACGCGCCAGACAGCACCGTGAGAAACTGGCACGAGCGGGCTATGGAGCGTTTTGGCGAGGCCCTGGAGGAACTGCCGGAGGCTGCGGAGCTGGCCGCCCGCGCCGCGCGCGCGCGTACATAATAAGCGCCGAAAAATTTTGTGCGGGGAGCGGGATGGTTTTGGGGCTGTGTCTGCCGCCCACTGGGACGGATTTTTGCAGGGGCGAGCCGCCGGAAACCAGCCCTAAAGGAAGTTTTCTGAACCGACTATATGCGCGGCGTGTTCAAGTTTCCACAAAGCGGGGAAAGGCTGTGGAAAAACAATTTGCGAATATGAAAGCAGGTGGGTGAAATGCCAATGAGCAAGAAAGCGACCTTGTTGTTGCTGGAATACATGAAACGGACTATTGAGCAGATGCCGAATGATGTAAAAATCAATCGCTTTTTTATGTACGGGGGCGGAGCTGGGATTATTTTGGATAGCGGCATTTATGATGCTGCAAGGGAGTTGAACAAGAAGGTGGACTGCGCAGAGGAGATATTTTGCAGAGGATGGAGCATTCACACAATCCACCTGGGGGCACTGACCGTTTATGAACCACGCAAACAACTGCGGTTCAGCAAAGAGTGGGAGGAGAAAATTTGAAATGGGTTTTGTGAGAACGATAACCGGAAGCGTG